TATCGTGCATGCTTGTTTGGTGTTTTTTTTACTGTTGGCCGTAAGTTCGGTGAGAGTTCTGATGGTTCCTCTTTGTATACGTCCCTCACTTTGGAGAGTTTGTGGGGCAAAGGTAATGTGTCCTTTGGGGATGTTACTTTTGAGTCGGCAGGATATGTTGCGCGCTATATTTGTAAAAAGGTCACTGGTTTACGTGCCGCATCCCATTATGAAGTTGTTTGTCCGGTTACTGGTGAGATTTATGCGCGTGTTCCTGAATTCTCCCAGATGAGTTTAAAGCCTGGGATTGGTCATGATTGGTTTGAGAAGTATAAGGCGGAAGTTTATCCTCTTGATCGTATCGTTATTAGAGGTCGTGAGATGAAGCCGCCTAAGTACTATGATAAGTTGTTGGAGCTTGAGTCGAATTTTCTTTCTGATGATTTGGAGTATTCGCGTTATCAACGGGCCGTAATGCGTAAGGATGATAATACTGAGGCCCGGTTGGCTGTTCGTGAGAAGTGTGCTAAGGCTAAGTTGTCGTTTAAGTTAAGGAGTTTAAAATGATTTATGTCATTTGCGGTGTTCGTGATCGTGCGTTGGATGCGTTTGGTGTTCCGTGGTTTGTTCAGCATACCGGTCAGGCTGTGCGTTCGTTTGGTGATGCTGTTAATGCCAAGGATGGTAAGCATGACAATTTGTCTGCGCATCCGGAGGACTTTGATTTGTACCATCTTGGCGAGTATAATGATGCGACTGCTTTGTTTACTCTTCTTCCTCATCCGCGTCTTATCGCGGTTGGTAAGGATTGTGTGATATCTAAGTAATTTGCGTTTACCGCTACCCAGGTGCTTGTGGCCTGGGTTTTTTTTAGGAGTAATTTTATGGCTAAGATGATGTTTAAGAATCGTTCAGCGGATCTGCATAATTTTGCGATGATTCCGCGTGCGGATATTCCTCGTGCGTCTTTTCTTATGGAGAGGTCGCATAAGACTACTTTTGATTCTGGCTATCTTGTTCCGCTTGTTTGCGAGGAAGTATTGCCGGGTGATGCGTGGTCTATGCGTATTACCTCGTTTTGTAGATTGGCTACGCCAATATTTCCGGTGATGGATAATCTCCATCTTGATATGTTTTGTTTTTTTGTTCCGAATCGGTTGTTGTGGACTAATTGGCAGCGTTTTATGGGTGAGCAGGATGATCCTGACGATACTATTGACTTTACTATTCCTACTATTCCGTCTGCCGCTGGTGGTTTTCCGATTTCTACGATTTTTGATTATTTTGGTTTGCCTACTGTTGGGCAAGTTGATGGTGCTGGTGTTATTACGGTTAATGCATTGCCGTTGCGTGCATATAATTTGATTTATAATGAGTGGTTCCGGGATCAGAATCTTGTGGATTCTGTTGTGCGTAATACGGACGATGGTCCGGATGCTGTTGCTGATTACGCTTTGTTGCGTCGTGGTAAGCGACATGATTATTTTACGTCCTGTTTGCCTTTTCCTCAAAAGGGTGAGGCTGTTACGTTGCCGCTTGGGACTAGTGCTCCTGTCACGGGTATTGGTATTGTTGGTACTCCGCCTGCTATTTTGACGGGTGGTCAGAATATTAAGGAGACTGCGCCAGGCTCTAGTGTTACGTATCCGTTTTTCCAGTCTTGGGATGGTGGTGCGACTGAGTTCCCGGAGAATTTTGCTGTTCGTGTCGATTCTGCTAGTGGTGCTGGTACTCGTCCGCAGATTTTTGCGGATTTGTCTCAGGCGACTTCTGCTACGATTAATCAGTTGCGTCAGTCTTTTCAGATACAGAAGTTGTTGGAGCGTGACGCGCGTGGTGGTACGCGTTATACTGAGATTATACGCTCTCATTTCGGTGTGTTGTCTCCGGATGCTCGTTTGCAGCGGCCGGAGTATCTTGGCGGCGGTTCGTCGCCTATTACTGTGAATCCTATTGCCCAGACTTCGGGTACTGGTGTTACGGGTGGTACTACTCCACTTGGTAATCTTGGTGCAATGGGCACTGGTTTGGATTTCAGTGGTTTTACTCAGGTTTTTACTGAGCATGGTTATATCATTTGCTTGGCAAGTGTGCGTGCTGATCTTACGTATCAGCAGGGTTTGCGTAAGATGTGGTCTCGCAGTACGCGTTATGATTTTTATTTTCCGGCGTTCGCTATGCTTGGCGAGCAAGCGGTTTTGAATCGGGAGATTTACTGTACTGGTGGTGCTGCCGATGATGATGTGTTTGGTTATCAAGAGCGCTGGGCGGAGTATCGTTATAATCCGTCTGAGATTACTGGTTTGTTTCGTTCTACGGCTTCCGGGACTATTGATGGTTGGCATTTGGCGCAGAAGTTTACGTCTTTGCCTACTCTGAATGCGACGTTTATTCAGGATACGCCTCCGGTTGATCGTGTGGTTGCGGTTGGTTCTGCTGCGAATGGTCAGCAGTTTATTTTTGATTCGTTCTTCGATGTGCGTGCGGCGCGTCCCATGCCTATGTACTCGGTGCCGGGTCTTATTGACCATTTCTGATATGGGTTTCGATCTCGGTTCTATTCTTGGGTCCGCCATTTCTGGCGGCTTGTCTTATCTTGGTGGCTCTAGTGCTAATGAGGCTAATCGGAATATTGCTCAAGAGCAGATGCAGTTTCAAGAGCGGATGAGTTCTACTGCTTATCAGCGTGCTGTTGCTGATATGAAGGCCGCGGGTCTTAATCCCATGTTGGCCTATTCGCAGGGCGGTGCGTCTAGCCCTTCTGGTGCGACTGCTACTATGCAGAATCCTATGTCTGGTGCGGCGGAGCATTTTGGCAGTGCTGCTACTAAGGCGTCTGCGGTTGCGTTGCAACAGGCGGAGATTGGTTCTGTTGAGGCTACTACTAATAAGACGAATGTTGATGCGGCTAAGTCTGCCGCGGAGATTGATCTTATTCGTTCGCAGATTCCTAAGACTGTTCAGGATACGTCGACGTCTGCTATGCAAGCGTCGCATTTTGGTGCTCAGATTACTCAGATTAACGAGAATTTGAAGCTTATTCAGCCTATGATTGAGCATTTGTCTTCGCAGTCGGCGCTTAATCGCCAGAATATTCCTCATGTTCAGGCGCAGATTGATACGCTGCTTAAGGCGTTGCCGAATATTCCTGTTATGGGTGAGAAAATGCGTGCGGAGATTGTTAATTTGTTGCAGTCGCACCAGAAGGGCTAGACGCACCGCCTTGAGAATAAGCCAACATGGGGTTAAGCCCAGCAGCCTTCATATCAGCCACAGCACGCTGATAAGCAGTAGAACTCATCCTCTCCTGAAACTGCATCTGCTCTTGAGCGATATTACGATTAGCCTCATTAGCACTAGAGCCACCAAGATAAGACAAGCCGCCAGAAATGGCAGAACCAAGAATCGAACCGAGATCGAAACCCATGTCAGAAATGGTCAATAAGACCCGGCACCGAGTACATAGGCATAGGACGCGCCGCACGCACATCGAAGAACGAATCAAAAATAAACTGCTGACCATTCGCAGCAGAACCAACCGCAACAACACGCTCAACCGGAGGCGTATCCTGTATAAATGTCGCATTCAACGTTGGCAACGACGTAAACTTCTGCGCCAAATGCCACCCATCGATAGTACCCGACGCCGTTGAACGAAACAGACCGGTAATCTCCGACGGATTATAACGATACTCGGCCCACCTCTCCTGATAACCGAATACATCGTCATCCGCCGCACCGCCAGTACAATAAATTTCACGGTTGAGGACGGCTTGCTCACCCAACATAGCAAACGCCGGAAAATAAAAATCATAACGCGTACTCCTGGACCACATCTTACGCAACCCCTGCTGATACGTCAAATCAGCACGAATAGACACAAGGCCGACAATCATGCCATGCTCAACAAACGACTGGCCGAAACCATGACCACGAGCAGTAAGGGTAGCCATACCACCAAGCTGACCAAGAGGGGTAGTAGTACCACTGGCATTGCTGCCGGAGGTCTGCGCTATGGGAGACACATTGACAGGGGTAGAACCTCCACCCAAATACTCAGGCCGCTGTAGACGCGCGTCCGGGGACACCACGCCGAAATGCGAACGCACAATCTCGGTGTAACGCGTACCACCACGCGCATCGCGCTCCAACAGTTTCTGAATCTGAAAACTCTGCCGCAACTGATTGATCGTAGCGGCGGTAGCTTCCGACAAATCCGCATAAATAGCCATCGACCCATCCGCGTTTTGATTAGCATAAATAGTCCTATCGTCATCAGCAGAAGAAAAATTCTTAGCCCGCGCATACACAGTCGAAGCCGTATCATACGACTCATAGACAGTCTCATTCGTCGACGGAATATTAAGATTACGCGCGCCAATACCCTTAACAGGGGCAGACGTACCAAGCGGCAGCAAGACCTCTTCGCCCTTCTGAGGCCACGGCAAACACGACGTAAAATAGTCATGC